TCGTTCTTTTTCTCCCCGAACAGCGACGACCAGCTCGAACTGGTGGCGATCGGTCATGACCAGCCGAGACTGGCAACGATCAGTCCGGATCAGCTGGGATCGCATGTGGAGTCTGTGGTGGAGTGGGCTCGCAAGTTCATGCAGATTGAGTTGATGGAATGGCAGATCAATGCTTTGCGCGATCAGTTGGCTTTCGCTGATGATGTTGGCGTTGAGCTTGTGACTCGAACCTCATTGGTATCGTGCGCGCGCCAACAGGGAAAGTCAGTTGCCCTTAGAGCTCTTTCAGGCTGGTGGCTTACCGAGATGCCAAAGATCCGTGGAGAGAAACAGACAGTGCTTTTGATGGCACACCGACTCGACTCTGCAGCACAGATCTACGAAGAGATCGCTGACATCCTCGAGCAGTACTTTGATGCAAAGCTCACGCGCTCGTATGGTCGTTTAGCTGCAAAACTTCCAGACGGATCCAAGCTTCTAGTCCGATCAGCCAAGCCGAACGCAGCGCACGGTCTGTCCGTGGATCTGGCGCTGGTGGACGAAGTGTGGGGAATTGACGAAGAAGTAATTGACGGTGGTATTACGCCAACTATGCGCGCACGACGCTTCCCTCTTCTCAGCATGTGGTCCACTGCCGGCACAGAAGAATCCAAGGTCATGCAACGCTACCGAGAAATGGGTCTTCGTCTGATTGACACACATCAACCAACGAACTTCCATTTCCGTGAATGGTCTCCACCACCAGATCTTGATCCGATGGATCCTGTCGCGTGGGCATATGCGAACCCTGCTCTCGGCAAGACGCTAGAGATGTCCACGATTGAGTCAGAAGCACAGCTCCCCGATCGCGCATCGTTCCTACGCTCGAGCGTGAACCTTTGGATCGCCACCGATCGGTCATGGCTCCCTCAAGGTCTTTGGTCCCAGCTTGTCACTTCTGAGCCACTTCCTGCTGGGGGAGTGGTTGCCGTTGAGGTTGATTTCAACGACTCTCACTATTACGCCACAAGATCTGTGCTCTTGCCGGACGGGAAGATCGGGGTCACGGTCGCGTTCACTTGTGACACACAGACACAGCTCTGGGATCACATCGCCAAGCTTGCCAAAGATCCGAGCATCCAGTTCGCGCTAACACCAACGATTGATCTCCAATGCCCACCATCCATCGAGCGTCGGCGTGTCGTCGTTGGTTACGCGGAGATCTTGAAGTGGACTCCAGCTGTCCAAGGATTGATCCGTGAACGACAAATCGTGCACACAGGAGAAATGGCATTAGCAGAGCATGTCGTGCGCGCTGTCTCAGTTCGCACTCAAGGCTCTATCGCTGTGAGCTCTCAGCGGTCGCCCGGACCGATTGAACTTTGCAGGACAATGATCTTCTCAACTGCAATCGTTGCCGGCAACAAACACAGCCGAGGGAAGCCACAGCTCGTCGTCGTTGCCAACTAAGATACGCGCGGAGTCGTGTGTCGAGCCTTTCGTCGGAGAAGTCCCTGATGCGCGACTCCACCAAAAGCCGACCCATCTATGGAAGAGTAAAGACATGGCAATATTCTCGCGCAAAGTAAACAAAGCAGCGATCTCACCACAGCCTGCAAAAGCAGCAGCTGCTGGTGCGAACAGTTACGCCAACATGAACTCGAGCGTCAATGTGTTCAATCAGTATTATTCGTGGCGCGAAGGTGAAGCTCGTAACCAGCTGATGACCATCCCAGCGGTGTCTCGCTGTCGCGATCTTATGGCTTCCGTAATTTCTTGTATGCCATTGCGCATGTACAACATGGTCTGGAATGGCGAACGCATGGAAAAGGTTTACCTTGCTCCGCGCTCATGGTTACGCCAACCAGATCCGCAAAATACCTACGCTCATTTCATGTCTTGGGTTTTCGATGACCTCTACATGTATGGCAGGAGCATCGTCCACATCACAAGCAGGACAAGCGATGGCTATCCTGCGTCCTTCCAACGGCTACCAGTCGGATCCATTACCAGCACCGACCAGACCGGTCCCGTATGGTTCGCTCCAAGTAATCAGATTTATTTCAACGGCGTAGAGCTAGATCCACAAGATCTACTGCAAATATTGTCACCAACAACCGGCTTGATTTACACAAGCGTCTCAGCTGTAGAAACCGCGCTCAAAGTAGAAGCAGCGCGCAATAGGAACGCAAGTTCATCGATCCCTGCTGGCATTCTCAAGCAGACTGGCGGAGAACCACTTAGCGCACAAGAGCTCGCAGATCTTGCAGCATCTTTCAACGCTGCTCGAGCAACAAACCAGACTGCAGCGCTCAATGAGTTTCTTTCGTATGAAGCGACCACAATGAGCCCAGACAAAATGCTTCTCATTGAATCCGCAAACTATTCCGCACTTGAAATGGCGCGTCTTGGCAATGTTCCGCCATATCTGGTCGGAGTAAGCACAGGCTCCTACAGCTACCAGTCATCACAGCAAGCGCGCGCAGACTTGTACATTTTCGGCGTAAAACTTTATGCAGAAGCAATTGCAGAAGCGTTCTCGCTCAATTCCATACTCCCGAACGGGACTTATGTAGAATACGACGCAGAAGGATACTTAGAAGAGAACTACATGGCTGATCGTGAAGACGAACCAGCAGAAGAAAACACTCAGGAAAGATTGGCGAACCGATGATCAAACTTATTGCAGGAGATTTCACACTCGACGCAGCTGCAGGCGACACACCACGCCGAACCATCTCAGGAACCGCAGTTCCATACAATGTGCCAGCAACCGTCAGCGACGGAACACAGGTCATTTTCAAGCCGGGCTCACTGCCAGTTGAAGGCAAAGCACCCCGTCTATTTATGTACCATCAGGCAGATATGCCGGTCGGCGTAGTCATGGAACGAGTATCCACGGATGAAGCGATGCTCTTCACAGCCAAAATCAGCGCAACCACGCTCGGCAACGATGCACTTGTTATGGCTCAAGATGGCACAATTGATCAAGTTTCGGTCGGTGTAAATCCAACAAAGTTCTCGTATGACGAAAACGGAACCATGGTCATCGAAGCTGCCGACTGGATGGAGCTTTCGCTCGTCCCAATTGGCGCATTTGGCGACATGGCAAATATCTCAAAAGTCGCTGCGAGTATCCACCAACCAGAAGAAGAAGTAAGCAATAATCAAGAAGTAATCCCAGAACAGGAGCAACCTATGTCAGAAGTAACCGCACCAGCAGTTGAGGCAACAATCCCAACTGCACCTATTTTCGCACAAGCTAAAAAAGAGTTTGTCTTGCCATCGGCAGGCGAGTTCATGGCTGCTTACCACATCGGTGGTGACACATTCAAGAACATGAACGCAGCAGTAGCTGACTACTCAGCATCAAAGCGCACAGCATTACAAGCTGCAGCTGGCGATGTATTGACCACAGATACTCCGGGTCTTTTGCCAGTTCCAGTTCTTGGACCATTGGTTCAGGACTTGAACTTCTTGCGCCCAGTAGTTGATGTTCTTGGTGCTCGCGCTTTCCCAGACGGTGGACAGTCGAAGACTTTCATTCGTCCAACCATCACCACGCACACCAGCGTTGCTTCACAATCAACAGAATTGTCGGCAGTATCTGCAACAACCATGGTGATCGCATCAAACTCGGTTAGCAAGACCACGCTTGCAGGTCAAGTAACTTTGTCAGTACAGGACATTGACTTCACATCACCTGCCGCAATGCAGTTGATCTTGAACGACCTCATGGGCGAATACATGATCGCATCGGACAACCTTGCAGCAGACAACTTGCTTGCCGCAGCAAACGCATCAGGCGTATGGGACGGAACAGTAACCGACCTACTCAAGAGCGTGTACGACGCAGCGAATGACATTTCAAGTGGTCGCAACTGGCTTCCTACTCACATGTTCGTGTCCGTAGATGTCTGGGCTCAGCTCGGACAGCTCATCGGCACAGACGGACGACCAGTGTTCCCATTGATCGCAAACGGCTTGTCCGGCATGAACGCACTTGGCTCACAAGCTGCATCATCATGGAACGGCAACCCACTCGGCTTGCAATTGGTAGTGGACAGCAACTTCGCTGCGAAGACCATGATCATTACCCGTGTCGGTCAAGGTCAAGGCGACGCATTCGAGTTCTACGAATCAATCCGTGGTCTGATGTCAATAGAAGTGCCTGCAACCTTGGGACGCACCATGTCATTCCACGGTTATGTCAGCACCTTCGCTGCAATCGGTGGAATGATCCGCAAGATTACTCAGGCTTAGTCGAGAGCGGAGCATCCGCTCATGGCTGTTTACAGCGTTACCCAAAAGTATCTAATTGATAACTACGCCGTACTGCAACTCCTAACCCCATCGGAGATTGCAGTCGGCGAGTCCATCACAGTCGCATCAGTAGATGCAACATTCAATGGCACTTATGTTGTGCGCGCGTTGCCCCAATACTTGTACACAGGCACAGACGATCAAGGCGATCTGCTGTACGACTTCAATGTCCCAATTCAGAATCAAGTGTTGTATGCCAAAACTGCAAGCGATGTAGATCGTGTTGCAGCAACTGGCACAGTCACATACACACAGACATGCACATGGATCACACAGCAAAATGTGCTCGACTGGCTGGGCATCTCCGTTGCGACAGCTGGCGATCAGGCTTTCGTGACAACTTGTGCAGCTGCAGCGAACATCTTCTGCTATCGCAGGAGACAAGAAGCCGGATACATAGACAGTCTGACCACAGTCCCATCGCAAGATGTTTATTTGGGAACCGTAATGTATGCAGGAATGTTGTATAAGAGCCGTGGCACCGTGGATGTTTTTTCTAGCTATCAGGACATGGGGCAGACACCAGTAGCTGGCATGAACGGTCAGATCAAACAACTTCTCGGAATTGATCGCCCAGCCTGCGCATGACCATTTCTAACTACACCGATCTATTCAACAATGCGATGAGCGCGTTGGCTACGAAACTAGCCACGGCAACATCCTTGCCAATTGTGACGGATCCGCGCAATTTGCGACCCCCGTGCGTCTTCATTTCAGCACCATCGTTCACAATGTGGAACTACAACATCGCCAAAATGACATTTCCCGTTCAGATCATCTCAATGGGTCCGGGCAACTCAGACGCTTTAGGTAACATCTTGAACATGGCTGCAGCTGTGATGACCGCCAATGTCGGAGCAACCTCGG